TCTCATCAGTTAAATCTGATCTATTTAACCAATTTGCTATTGATGTTTTAAGTGTTGAATATGATGTTAGTGCCATTAAAATCTTCCTGATGCTGTTCTGAAATATCTATAATCAGAACTATTTAATTTTTCTCTTAAAATTTTTTGTTGTGTTTCTTTTGGTAAAGCAAACCAATTACCTTTGTTTTGATCTTTATGATATTCTTTACACCATATTTCTAAAACAATTGTAGGTATTGATGCTACTCTTTTTAACCCTTTGTCTGGTGAATAACCATCGTTTTGAGTATAAAGTTTTTTATTGTGATCTAGGATAGGTTTATGATTTACAATTCTTTGATGAACCACACCTTTATCTTCATGTGGTATAAAATTATCTGTAATTAAACCATCTGTTTCAGTATTTCTTGTTTTCATCTGCCTTGACCTCTGTACTTTTTACCACTTATGCGTCTTTTAGATTTATTCATCATAGCTTTACTAGGTCGCCTACCAATACTGGTTTTCTTAAACTTAGCTCTGCTAATATGTTCAATCTTTGCGTAAAGATTATTTTTCTTAGCCACTACGCACTAAGCTCAGTACAAAATAAAGTACCATCGCCACTTGTTCTAATAGCTGCCATTTTTTCACCTGGAGAAACTTTAATAATTTCTATTTCTCCTGCTGGTAAATAAGCCATACTTGTTGTAGCAGTAGGTGAACCAGCGAATGTAATATGACAGTTAGTTGTAGAAACAACTCTTACATAATGAGTACCACTTCCAAACGCATTACTTACTGCTGCACTTGATGATGCTACTGATATTGTTTGAGTAGTTCCATGTCTTAAACCATAATTTACCATTGTCTTTTTCCTTATTTTTTATATTTAACTTTTTTGCCAGATTTTTTAGCATGAGCTTTTGCTTTTTTCATACCAGCTTTTGTGTATGAAAATTTTCTTTTTCCTACTATAGGCATAATTGTTTTCCTTTATTAATTTACATTTGAGGGGAAGTACCGCTAGGCAAGATCCCCTCAAATTCTATAATTATCTTCTGATAACGAATGTAATTACACATTCACAAGCAGTTGAAGAACCGCCATCAGTTATCATTTCAATTGATCCATCTTCTTCAACTCTGTTAGCAGCAGTTGGTTCAGCAGTATCAACATCTCCAGCAGCAGATCCAGATTGAGTTACTGTAATCCCACCACCAGTTATAGCAGTTCCACCTATTTCAAAAGATAAAGCTGCGTTTGCTGTTGATATTGCATTTTTAATTGAAGTTATAATTTTAATAACATTTCCACCATCAGGCACAGGTACAAAAGTTGAACCTGCTGTACTGATGTCAGTAATTTTTGATGTTAAAAAATAATCGTTTAATGTTCTCATGTTTTTTTTCCTTTATTTGCTTCGTTCCGCCATTGATTGACTTCAAAGACCAAACAAAATTGTTGATTAAAATTATAAGGGGATAAATTAATACCCCCTTATAAAACTATTTATTATGATGTTGTTAAATCAAAAACTCCACCTGATGCAGCTTCGTTTCTAGATTCCAGAGTGTACTCTGCAACTAGGAACTGTTTAGCAGCATCACCAGTTTTTGCTAAATCTTCAAGAGCAAAATCTCTCAAGAAAGCAACCGCCCACATATCAGGTGTGATAATGTGAACCGATCTAGCTGGTGAGAATCTGTTTGGAGCTACAGTCAATGCACCGAAATCACTTTCGTAAACATCTACTGCCGCAACCAATCTTTTATTTTCTGCTGGATCCATTCTTGTTGCTCCACCAGTAAAACCAGATAGTTTTTGTTTATTGAAAGAACCACATTGGATCATCGTTGGATCTCCGCCAGAATCCCAAACCAGCTTTAATGCTGCTTTTAGTTGAGCTTCTGTGAAGGCTCTTTGTGTTCCATTAGTTCTTGCATCTGCACCTGTACCAGCAGGTGATGCTGGTGAACCAGCAGCAGACATAACATCATTGGATGCAATCCAAGATTCTATTCCGCCTAGTTCTCTTGCAGTTGTGTCGTTACCTGCTACTTTAGCATTGTTTGCACATAAAGAAGTTTCCATATCTCTTTTAAGCTCTTTTGAAGCTTTTGAGATTTGGTAAGCAAGTTCGTTATTTCTACCTGCTTTATTTGTAGCTTCTAATGTACCAGAAACGATTACTGATTTTGTTGAAATCTGAGTAATGTTTCCAAGTCTAGTAGTTGCAGTTGGTGCTGAGAAAGCAACTTCGTTACCTTCTATTGCAGCATTTGTACCTGACGCAGCGGCTAATGCATCTGTTTGCCATTCATGGTTTGTGAAACTAGCTTTCGCTTTAGCGATTGCCGACATGAAAGGAGTATCAGTTGGACTGATATTGTAGATAACATTTGAAAGATCTTCTCTTTCGCCAACAGCATCATAAGTACTATATGTTCCAGATACCTGTGCCATATTTTAGTCTCCTATGTTATTGTTGTTTATTGTTAACCATGTCTAAAAATATACTGGTTGCATCTTTGATACTTCCAGTCTTTTTTAAACGACCTAACTTTTCCTTTCGCTTAGTAAAATTGAGATCAGCTTTGTCTTTTTTCACTCCTGATGAAAAAACTTTGCCAGGTTTAGTAATCTTCTTTGCTAAATTCGGTTTTGAATTTTGCATATTCCGATACTTCATGGCATCGTTTACCAACATAACAATACGATGGTCGTAAACTTGAGCTATCTCTTGGTCATTAAAACCATAAGAAGTCAAATAAGACCTCATATTATTTTTCAATTGTGAAGATTTTGCAGGATCAGAAAATTCTGGCATTTTTAGTGTCAGTTTCTTCTGTTGGTCTTGCAAAAAAGATTCAAATTGTTGTTGTTGCTCCGATTGCGTTTTCTGCACAGCTTGATTAAGCTTTTCTTGCTTTCTCTTTAGTCTGCGTTCAACCCTTGCAGCTTCTGTTGGATCTTCATCGTACAACTTGTCTAAATCAGCAGAATTAATCTCTGAATTTAGCTGTTGTTGAGCTACAGACATTAACTGATTCAACTCATTAAGTTTTGAGGAATAGTCTTGCCTTTGCTTTTCAGACTCAGACATGAATTGTTTCTTTTCGTAAGAAAGTTCTTCAGTCTTTCGTCTGTAGTCCGCATCTCTTGAATAGCCATTTCTCAACTCATCAAGGGTAACATCAAATTCTTGACCTGCAACTTTTACCTTGTAGGTGGAATCTTGTTTCTCTTGAGTATCAATTTGTTCTTGGTCTTGAGATACTTCTTCGGAAGTTTCTTCTTGCGATTCTTCTTCCTTTATTTCCTGTTCTAAAGGTTGATCTTCATTTGAAGATTCCTCTTGTTTAAGTTCAGGAGAATTCTGTTCTTCTGTTTGTTCTTGTGGTACTTCACCTTTTCCAATTTCTTCTTCTTCTTTTGGATTTAGTGGAGTTAATAAGCCTGATATTGATTTTGCAGCTTTTTGCAAATCAGTTTCAGCTCCCTTTGTGGGGTTGGCTTGATTGTCTGACATTGTTTTTCCTTTTTAAGTTAAGTTTCTCTTTTGAGATTGACTTATCCTAAACTTTATGTTTAGAATTTTTTTACTGCCGCTATAGCTCAACTGGTAGAGCAATAGATTTGTAATCTATAGGTTGTGGGTTCAAGTCCTACTGGCGGCACCATTAAAATTTATTATTTTTAATATTGGTTCTAAAATCTTCTAGCTGTTTCTTCGCTAATTTACCTGTATCTAAAATTTCTTTAATATGCTGTTCAACTTTACCGACAACATTATAAGCTAACCAAAGTTTTTCTCTGGTTTCTTGTTCCTTTGCACCTGTATTAAATAAACTTTCAGCATAAAGCTTTTTAAGTTCATCTAATGCTTCTTTAAACAAAGGATTATCTAATAACTGCCTAGCCTTGTTTGATTGGCTCACTTCCTGATGGAGTTTGCCCTGTTCGTCTTTGTTCATTTAAACTATTTATCTGTTGTTCTAGTGTGTCTGAAGATTTTTGTGCTTCTAAGAAAGTTTTATTTCTATTAGAAGTAACTAATTTGTCTAAGTCAGCATCAGCTTTTAATTTTGCCACATCAATTTGTGTGCTGTATTTTAATTCCATATCTTTAATCTTAGCTTCAAAGCCAAGTAAAGCTTCTGCTGTGTCTGCTTTAATTTTCTTATTCTCTAATTCTAGTTCTGCAATCTTTCTTTTCTCCTCAGATTGTATTCTAGTAAATTCTATTTTCTCAATTGGAGTTAATGGTGGTGGTGGAGGAGGTGTAACCATATCTTTTCCAACATCAGGATTAACAAAATAGTTTTCAACATTTTTCAATCCAGCATTTTCAATCATTTTAGATAAAGTGTTGTAAATATTTTTCAAACTTACCATTGGATATTCTCTACCACCCTGTAAGTTGAAAGCTTGCATTTGTCTTTCTAAAATATTATTTAAAATAACTAATTGTTGCTCTTTAGAACCAGATCCTAAACCAACTATAATTGAAATATTATATTTATCTTTCCATTCAGTAGGTCTAACAGGAACAAATTGATTGTTTAATTGAACAATTCTTTCTTTGTCCTGATATTTAACTGTTAGTTCAAATATTCTTGAAAATAATTCTTTAACACCAGTTTCAGAAAATATTCTAGCAATTAACTCCATACGCATTTGAGTTTGCGTCATTAAAGTATTAATTCCTGTAGCTGTTTTATTTAAGCTATCAGCATCTAAACCTTGTGAGTATCTTGTAACACCAGTTCTAGTTTCTCTAACTGTATCTAAGTATTCTAATAATGGAAATGCTTGTTGCGAAATCGTTTGTGATTGCATTGGCATCATAACTTGTTGCGGTGGTTGTTTAGTTCTAACTACTCCACCAGGTCTTGAAGTTAAAAGATCATCTAAATTAACCATACCATCCATGATGGCTACTCTGTTATTATTTGTTAGATACATATTGTCTAACAACTGACGCATAACAGTTGATTTGACTAATTGAATATCTTCAACTAATTCAGCGACTGATCTTCCATAAAATCTGTGCGGCATTGGGATTGGAGTTAATGAACAGAAAGGATTACTATCTACTGTTTCATTAGATAAAATTGTATAAGAAGAATTTCCACCTACACAAATTTTTCTAAGCTCTGCAATTCCATCGCCATCGTAATCTAAATTAATATAGCACTCATATAATTCTACTTGCTCTGTAGATTTATCTGTAGAATGTTTAAAAGGATTTTCGTCTATATCGCCAAACCTTGTTAATTTTTCTGAGCTATGTAAAACATTTTGTGAAGCTGGTAATGTTTCAATAATTTCTTTATCAAAACCCATTTCAATTAATTCGGATCTAGTCTTTGCAACTTTATGAGCTACGAAACTAGCATCTTCAATTGACTTTGAACTTCTTGAAATTAAAAATTCTTCAGGTGGAACATTTTCTACTTTAACTTTACCTGTCGCATTAGTTCTTTTAATAATGCAGTTATAAAGTTTAGGTACTGGAATTTCCCCTATCTCTTGACCTTGAGCTTCAGCTAATTGTTTTGCTTGATCTATTTGTTCTTTTGCCTTTTCGTCTATAAAACTTTCTGATTCTACAAATTCAACATTTTCATCATTAACTAATAGCTGATACTCATTCTCATCAAGATTTCTGTAAGTTTCTTGCTCAACCTTTTGGCTTTCATCCCAAAAAACTTTTACAATTCCATTTTTTTCTAAAAGAGCATCTTTGAACCAAGTATATAAAATACTAAATCCAGGATTGTCTTTATTAAAAACATAATTGATATAATTCGTTGCTTGTTCAGCAAGAGCTACATCTTCGGCTTTGACAGGCTCACACCTAACCACTTGGTCGGATGCTGTGAAAATTCTAAGTAGGTTCGGCAAGATTGTTTCAATGGTGTCTGCGACATCTGTAGAAACTACTTGTGATCTACCATCTATTTCTGTGCCTAGCTTTTCGCCTAAATAATACTCAACTGATTTTTTTCTTTGTGATGAAAGATTGCCACCTAGAAAACCTAGAGCATTTGATATTTCACCATTAATAATTGATTGTAATTCTGTATCTGATATTTTTGCCATATTAAACTATATAATTCGTATTGACTGGAATGTTTTGTTTCCAGTTTGATAATTCTGCACCCTCACCTATTATGCCAGTCCTAAAACTATCGGCACAATGTGATGCGTAATTGTGCATGGGTTTATTTCTAAAGCATTGGTTTTTATCATCCCACCTCTTTTGGTAAGCCTTTAAATACTCAACACCTTTTTGGCATTTGTTTTTGTCAAACCAACAATTAGGAAGTGCTTTTCTGACAGCTTCAATTCCATCTTCAATAGATAGTTTTGGAGCAACCTCAAAAGCAATACCTAATTCTAAAGCACTATCTAGCCTTGACTTTCCCATGTTACCCAGTTCTCTTACCTTAATATCATGTGGAGCTATGTGCTTTGAATACTCATATTCTTTTTGATTTAATATGTCGGCATAGTGATCTAATCCTTCACCTGCATTTTCATAATAATCAATTAATCTAATTTCTCCTTTATACCTTTGGACAAACCAGATCGCTGTGCTGTCATTAAGACCTAAATCCCACCATGTTTCAACATCAAGGTTGTCATCATAGGGAACCTCACAAATTCTATTCTGTGTTTCTAATTCTTCGATTAAAGCACCATAATACGAACCAGTAATAGCTGCTTGAAAACTGCACTCAAACTCTTGTTCGTATAAATCTTCAGACATCATCTGCTTTGCAGCATCTAATTCATCTTGATCTAATATTTTTGTTTCACTAGCTTTAAACTTACAAGCAAACCAATCTTTATTCTTTTTAGCTTCTTCATATAATTGGAAGAAGTAATTTCTACCTTTTGGTGTTCCAATAAATACACACCAACCCTTTCGGTCTGCCAAAGCTGGTCTTATAACCTCTGGAAAGATAGTAGGCTTAATTGCCTGAGTTTCGTCAAAGACACAACCATCTAAGAATATTCCTCTTAGTGCTTGGTCGTTTTCAGCTCCAAGAATTGTAATCCTTGCACCATTTGGTAGATCGCATCTTAGTTCTGACTCATTAAATTTTGTACCAGGTATTTTACCTGCGAATTGTTTTATATAATCCCATGCTGTCGCCTTACCTTGCTTGAAGGTTGGAGATATGAAAGCATATCTTGGGCTTGGCAAAGGACAAGTAAGAGCTGCTCTTATCATGTGATTGATGGTCATGACAGTTTTGCCTGGCTCTCCGATGTAGCACACAGACGCTAAATCGGCTCTTATCAATTTCTTTATGCAAAAAATTTTGCAATTCTCTTGGTTTGTATGGAATGACAATCTCTGGCATTTTAAAACAAAACCCCCCTAATGTATTGTAACTCCTCTAGGAACAAATAATCTTTCAATGCCAAGTTCATCCATGATGTGAGTTGAGAATTTCTTAGCTTCTAATAGATCCTCAAATCCTCCAAAATGTATTAGTACAGAATTATTGTTTTCCATTACATAAACTACTGCTGGATAACCATTCTGATTGTCGTCAAATTTCATCATAAAATTCCTAATCTAGTTGTGTGTACCTTCCCTCAATTTTAACAAACCGCCAAAATATGATTTGATGGTGTACCTTCAATAAAACCCCCCAAAATCTGAGTAAATAACCAATAAATAACAACACATTGATTATTAATCAGTCTGTTGTGCTTATTAACTAATTAAATCAACAGTTATTTTAAATAAGTATCTAATAAGTATGTAGATATTATCTATTCAACTTGTAATTGCTTATCATTTGGCAGATTGGCCAAGCTATCTCTATATATCTACTGTATTAATTCAGATGTATTATTTG